TGGTGGATTTAAAACACTAGGTGGTCCTCCAGTTCCTCCTTTTGGTGGATTTAAAACACTAGGTGGTCCTCCAGTTCTATTATCACGATTTTGTCCTCCTGATGGTGAAAAGTCTTTAGATGGTCCGTATCCGTATGGCATATTACTAATCCTTATCTATAATATTCATTTGTTGAACGCCTGATTTTGCTAAACTGACTCCTGCACGTAGTTTTGCAAGGTCTTCGTTCTGTTCCAACTTCTCTTCTTGGTTCTGTTGGTTCATCATAGCCTTCATTGCGTCTAAATTCAACCTTGTTTCACCTTCTTCACGTTTTCTTTCGTTCTCCATAGCTCTTAAATCCACTTCTCTTGACTTCAATTTCAATAATGGGTCACTATCTAGCTGTGAAGTGATTTTATTTTCTTCTTCAGCAAAATCTTTTTGCATTTCAGCTATCAATTGTGCTTTTCTAGCCTCAATTTGAGTTGTAATTTGTTGAATTCGTTGTGCAAGTTGCGGATTTTGTTGCATCATCATTGGATTTTGCGAAATTTGCATCTGTAAAGCCTGAATTTCTTGTAATTCTTTTACAAATTCGAGTTGAACTTGCTCTTGAGCCATTAAACTGATGTGTTCAAGTATATTTTTCTGTATTGAAGCCATCACAATCGGATTATTTCTAACCATATTGAGTGACATGAAGTTTAAATGCGATTCAATGTGTGCTTTATGGTCTTGTCCTGCAAATGCTTGGAAAGGTTTTCCACCTAAAGCAGTAATATGTTCCATACTTGGGTCCATTGGTTGTGGTGGTTTAGGTGGTGGAAGTATTAAATCAATATTTTTTACTCCTAAAGCCTCATACATACCACGATACGCTTGATATAAATTATGTATTTTCGGATTGGACATAGCCAATTGCAGTTCTGTTTGGGCAATAGATATCCTTTGTGTCTGTGAAAAGATGTTAGGATCAGCAACTGGCAATATGTCCACCCGATCATCAAAGTCTTGGACTTTGATTGTCTTATTACCACCAACTACGTCATAGGGATATTCAGGTGGTAAATAAGTTTTTAATACTTCAGCTAATAATTTAAATTCAATTTTAAGAGCTGAGTAAATTCTTTTATGAATAGCAGACATGACTCTGCTTCCTCTTTCAAGTAAAGCAACTGTAGTACCTACAGCAGCACCTTGATTACCATCGCCCACTTGCATATCAGCGATAGCTGCAAATCTTTGTCCTGCTTGTACAACTATACCTAATAATTGTAAAAGGGTCGGTGATGGTTCTTTGAAAGGTAAAGGTAAAAATGAATCTCTTAGGTTTCCTCCCGGTGCGTCTACATCTCTAAACTCACCCGGTTGAATTGGTTGTGCATCGTCCCTAACTCTTATTCCTCTTGTTTTAAATCCAGCTGGCAGATTAGATAACGTTCCCGCATCTAAGAGCTGTCTTAAAGCTGCGGTCGCTGTTCTTGACAGTCCACCTATCATGTGGATTAGACCGAAACCATAGAAACCTAAACCCGGTAAAAATTTGAAATGTACAAAATAATTTATTTTGTTTTTCATTGGATCATTTATTTTGTAATTTCTTTTTATAGATAAAACTGATCTAGTTGATTCTTCCACAGTTACAACGTATGGAAGTTTAATTCCTGTAGGTTCTCCTGTTTGAGGATCCATGTCTTCAAATCCTTCAATGTCTAAATTAACATGACACTCTAACAAAGTGTAAATGTCGTCTTGTTTAGTTTGTTGTACACCTTCTAGTTCTTGTTCTTTTTTTGTAATTTGATCTGTGTTCATTGGTGGTGCTGCAAGATCTACATCTTTATAAAAACCACTCACTTGTTGTTTTCTTAATTCGTTTTCAGAAATTTTAATTACATGGATGACCGATTCCGCATCATCTAATGAGGTAGCTGAATACGGAACGACAAGATCATCTGCCGGTACAAACTTTGAAACTGCTCTTCCTAATAAAGAATCATAATAAACTTTTTTAAAAGTTGATCCTGAGAGAGGGAGATAGAAAAGCATTTGATCAAACTCTGGTTCATATTCTGTCATACGATCCATGATTTGATAGTTCATAAAGTCCCTAACTCTTGTTGCTTGATCTTCTTTTTGTCTTGAAGGAGCTCCAAGAATTTGTGTTCTAACCGGACCATTAGCAGGTAATAATTCCTTGTATGCTTGTGCTTGGAATTGTGTTACCGCTTCTGCTAATACTGGGTGAGTGGCACTTGATGCGCCTCTGAAAGGTTCTGTTCTTTCAGTATATTTAAATCCTAATAAGTCTAATCCTTTTGTATAAGTTGCTTCCCAATCTTTTCTAGAAACTTTGTAGTCCATATAATTTTGGACAAGTTCAGATCCCATTTCATCTAGAACATCATCTCCTAAAACTTCTGCTAAGTTTGAGTAATGATCTTCACCCCCTTCTGGCATTCCAACAGATGGATCAAAAGAAACAGTTGCTCCGCCATCTTCTTCAGGTGTAATTTCTACGGGTTGATCTTTTAATTGTTCAGAAATTTTTTCTGTTACAACTTCTTCTATTTTCCCTTTGCCGGGAATTTTAACTTCAGTTTTTCCGAGTTCGGATAATGTTTTGTCTATTGCCATAATTTACTTTACCTTGTTCTGAATAAACTTTCAACACCTTCTGACATAGGTCCTCTTTTTGGTGGTATTGTGTTTGTTAATCCACCGTCTTTAAAACCTTCGTCTATATCAATTTCATCCTTCATAGCATCAATTTTAGCTTCTGATTGATCTACGATTTTCTGACCTTGGGTGTATCTAGATTCTCCTGTTGTATATGTTTCTATTCTACCTGCATCGCCACCTAAAATTTCATCAACAGAATCCACTATTTGACCATCAAAATCTACATTACCATCTGGATCTGCATGAACTGGAACTGAATCAGATGCTGTAAATTCTCCCGGAAATTTTTCACCGCCCTCTAAAGTTTTAGGAGCTTCGTATTCCATTTCAAATTTTTGACCATACTCATTATCACCTTCAATTAAATATCTTTGCTCACCTACATCTTCAGTGACTTTTACACCGGGTAAAGATTCATCAGTATACATGAATACTTTTTCATCAATCTCAACACCTTTACCTTTATTCTTAATTTTTTCAATGAAAGCAGGTAACCACTCAGGCATTTCAGTTGTAGTCTTTTTTAACATTTTTATTCCTTCTTGAGTGAGTCCTGTCTTTTCTGCTTTTACTAACATTTGAAATAATGCTGGAGAAGATGCAAGAATCCCCGATAATAATTTTAAAAATGTACGTCTATTCATCTATGCCCTGACTTTTCTTAGATTGTTTATAGGTATTATACAGATCATATGCAGTTAATCCAGTGCTAATCGCTAGGCCCGGAAGCCCTAGAAATCTTGTAGCACCTGCAATTGCTCTTGGACTTAAACCTGCTCTTAGTATTTTATTAAATAAACCCGGTTTAGCAGCACCTGATGCTTTTGTTAAAGGCTCCATTAGTGACACTCCAAAAGCAGGAGTATCAATTATATTCAATCCCGTTGTCATTACTTTTTCACCAAGTCCTGTTTCTTCTTTAAAAAATTTTTCTTTTTCTTCTTCACTTAATCGTGGAGCTAGTATCTCGGATATAGACTGTCCTTCTTTCAATTTATCTATTGCTCTTGCGATTTCAAAACCACCTACGAACAAAGGTGTTCCGGATACAGCAAGTGTTTTTCCAAGTCCTCCTCCTAATCCAATTGTAGATCTAACTCTTCCTCTACCTAATGCTCTTGCTTCTTTGTATCCTTCAGGTGCTTTTGTTAAACCTGTTACAAATCCCGCTGTCATAGGAATATTAGCTAGTTGTGATTTTACTTCTGGGTTAGATGGATATGTTGATGTGTCGTATTCATCAAATCTTAGTGAAGGAATTTGATATTGAGCTTCTATTTGTTGTTCTCTTGTTTGTCCCGTTAAGTCGGTCACAGGAGTAATTTGATTTTGATCTGTTTCTTCAGCTTTCAATGCTGATGTCAATAAAGCAAATATTCCAGCAGTTCCTAAAGTACGTCTTCCAGCAGGTGTAAACAATAGTTTACCTTTTTGACCTAATCTTCCAAAACCTTTTACAATTCCTTTGAAAAAAGGATTATCAGGATCTTTTTCAAAAAGTTTTATAAATTGTTTTGGTGATTTAAATTTTTGTATTATTTTATATGTTTTTTCTAATTCAGGTTCAGGTTCAAATTTAAATTTTGATTTTTTTTCTGCTGCCTTTAATGTACCAAAAGCAGATTCTCCACCTAATACTTTAGGTAATTTTAAGTTAGGATTTTTTTTATAGTTTTTATACAACTCATTGTGGTATTGAGCATTTTTAAAAAAATTTATTAAACCAGTGGTTCTTATACCAAGATCTCCTTTGGTTTTTAATAAAGATTTTGAAGCACCAACAGGTATGGCCTTACCATTTTTATCAAAATCAACATATCCTATTTGATAACCTCCT